TGCGTTGTTGTGGTGTGGTGTAGAACTTAGTCCCAACAGGCACACAAGCCTCAGACCAAATGCAATGCGTATACCCTTCTTGCATTAAATGCGCCACACCCACAGGCTCACCCTGCTCTTGCTTCTCTGCCTTACATTTGTCGCATTGGCAGACCACATGAAGCGGGCCTTCAACTTTCATTGATTCAATAGACATAAGGCGCATCCTCTTCTACTTTAATCTTTCGTGGCTTCTTCAGTCTCTTGCACTCCTGGATGAGCTTGAGCGCCTCGTCCAACTGGTTCACCGTGCATGTCTTGAGCTGCTCTTCATGAAGCGCCATGATTGTTTTTACGATCTCCATCTCTGGGCCTGTGAAGACGTATCGGCCAGTCTTCAATCCGCGCACGGCCATCGAATACATGGCGTCCTGGCACTCGTAAATCTCGCTCATCCAGTCACGGCCCATGCGCATCATTGCCATGGCCTCAGCCAAGTTAAACACCTCAATCAAGATGTCTACATGCCACTTGGTGCCTTCGCCCTTTAACAAGCTTTCTAGGGCCTCTCTATTGGTCAGTAATAGCCTGGTTGCGGCTGGTCCTGTATCGGTCACTGGTGACACGCCAACGCGCACGTAAGTCATGGTGTCTTGAATGATCGGGCGTGGCCTGTACTTGCTTTTCTTTCTACTCATCCCAACCCTCCACAAAGTAAACAAAACCACACAACACGGCGACGATGATGCCAACCCCAGCGAACATAAGCAGCGCTATCAGTGCGATGTTTTCGATGACGTCACTCATTGCTCCCTCGCTTTCATCATTGCGTCTGCAAACTGGTACGCTTTACCGCCAACAAACTCAAGGGTTGTCGTGAGGCGGTTATCAGTTCGGGTAATGATGGCTTCCATAGCTTTAGCAGCAAAGTAATCACGCAAGGTCATGCCGTGGGCATAGCCAGGGTTGCTTGGTGGAAACGCTGGCCCACCTGTTTCTTTAGTCATCACAAGTCCTTTTTAATCCGAATCTGCAAAGCCAAGCCCCACGCTAAGCCCCACACAACCCAAATGCAACGGTCGGCCAACTGCCATGTGCCGGGGTCTTTGTCCCAGTTGACAAAGCCAAGCAACACATACACCACGCCCAACATAAACGGGTAGGCGATCAGGTCAAGATGCTTTTTCATTTCTCTCTCCTCTTAAACATGTTTAAGTCACTGTACCACATACCATACATGACACGCAAGCATTATATGTCGTACATCCACAAGCAACAGCCCTCTTACCCGTAGACCCACCCACCCCATAGGGCGGCAACTTACAGGGCCTACAGCTCATTATCAAGACGCTTTGCCGGGATTTATTCCAGCTATCGGAGGCCAGTCCGCCCACCCTCTCAATCATCCTTGAGACGGTCAACCATTGCTGGTCGGGGTATTGTCATTGCTGACGTCTTGTTTATCCCGTTCGATTGCTCTACTAGGAGGTGCGGGTCACACCGAGGTTCTGTGTTTCTTGAGTTCAGCCCATACAGGCCATCAGCTAACGCGCTCTGACGGCTGTGTCGAAACAATAAAAAAGCCGTTACAACTGCACTGGGTCGAAACCTCCGAGGTTCCCCGGAGGCCAATGCATGTGTAACGGCTTTCGATTGTTGCTTTCGACGACAACGGTTTGGATTATACATATCCGAAACCGTTCGTCAACAGGACTACATTTATTTTTACTTGGGGTGAGGGGGAGAATCGAATACTTGGTTGCAGCGGCAGGACTTGCACCTGCGATCTCCTGGGTATGAACCAGACGAGTTACTACTTCTCCACGCTGCGATAAGTTGTTGGGCACGATTCGGTCTTCATGTCCATAAATCAGCGTTTTTTGAACACATCATCTTGAACGTGTACAGGAAAGCCAGAAAAATGTACACATGACATCCTCGTGTGCTGGCTTAACACCCAACACGGCTGAGGACTGTCCTGCAAGTAGGTACTGTTATCGGCGTACCACAATCCCCATGCGTTTTGGTTGTTGGTGTGCTGCAATCCATCACAGAGCCTATGCAGCGGCGCTCACCCTTTTCACCAACACGACTGACCCCTCATTTGGTACTTGGGCGAAATTGCCCGAAGAGTCATGCGTCTTGGAAAAGAGGCTGGAGCCCTAAGACCCCAGCCTAAACCCAACAGAGAGAAAGCAGTCCGACCAAGGCCTGCGTTTTTATTTTAAACGCAAACGCAAATAGTTTGCAATGAGCAGCGCTTCAGCCCGCCCGTTGTGCTTCTTCAACTTGATCGGTGCGGTAGGCCACATATCGCGCGCCAGTGCCGAACTCTTGTTCTTATCGGAGTCAAGGCCGTAGAACTTCTTCCACTGGTTGGGCGTGATCAGGACGGCCGGCTCATCAAACATGTTGCCAAGGGCCAATGCGCACCCATACGCAGCGCCAAACACAAAGGTGGTCGCTAACCCCTGCTTGGGCATCGAGTGCACCCTTTCGATCGCAACATTAACATTGTTAAAGTTGACGGCCGTGACCATCTCAGCCCAGACGTGACGAGTCAAAATACGCCCATCCTCGTTGTGCATATCACCCGCCGAGACGTACCTTCCGTCCCCGTCAATCAAAGCCCAGGCCCCGCTCAGGCCCGGGTCGATACCCATAAAAAGATCAGTCATAAAAATATTTTCTCAGAACTCTTGCAAGACATGACATTACATGGGTACAATGTGTTGCCTATTAACAGAAGGAGAGAGCAGTGCATAAAGATATAGAACACACCAGGATGATGAATGCCTACGAAGATTTGCTTGACAAGGTCAACAACCTTCTGAAAAACCACGCTGATCAGCACGGCATGAAATACGGAGTATTTGCCTTGAGACAGCTGGCTATCGAGCTTGCTGGCCGGCACCTGCTCACCATCCCGGCGGTGGTGAAAAAGGATCAGCAAGAACAGGCAACGGCTGAGTTTTTGGACGGCATCAGAAACCGACTCGATGAGTTGTACGAAACGGCCGTAGAACTTGGAATCATAACGAGGACACACTAAATGAGAGAAGAATTTTCATTTGTATATGAGGGCACGACCATTTGCTTTGTGAGGCTTTACTCAGACTGTTGGATGTGCAGCCTACCAAACTTTGTTGCGCAGCAGCTCAAAAAGAAAATAACACTCCCGTCCGAGCTTAGTGTTAATGAGCTGAAGCTATCGGTCAGGATGTCAAATGTACTTAAATCGGAAAATTTAATGACCGTTCAAGATGTCCTTGACTTGGGTGAGATGAATATAAGGAAGCTGCCCAACTGCGGGAAAAAGTCCATCAAAGAGTTGAAGGACGCTTTACTTGAAATTGGCTTTGAACTTGGAGGATAAACATGAGATGTTTTACAGTGAATTGGAACCATAACATGGGTGAGGCTGAAATCAAGTATGCAGAATGGTTCACCCCAAAATCAGACGACCCCGGCGCGCAGATGGTAATGCTGGATGCCATTCACGACGTGATGGCTGAGCTCGAAGAAATCTACGACGAAATTTACGCGCATAGTTACGGAGAAAAGAAGTGATCATCACCAACAAATACAACCTCCCACAGACCTTCGTGAACATCATGAAGCGTCCAACTTACAGCAAGGGCAAGGCAAACATGTCGGCCACCGAGCTGCTCAACAGCCCACGCATCGTCCAGCTGCGTAAGCTCCACGAAGACAAGCTTGAGTCAGACGTAAGCGAGATGGTCTGGTCAATCTTTGGGACAGCCATTCACGGCGTTCTAGAACACGGGAAGGATGACAACCACCTAGTCGAGGAGCGTATCCACGCTACAGTTGACGGCTGGTCTATCTCAGGTGCAATCGACCTTCAGATTATCAACGAAGACGGCACAGTAACTATCAACGACTACAAGACTACAAGCGCTTGGGCGGTCATGAACGAGAAGATCGAGTGGGAGTACCAGCTCAACATTTACGCATGGCTGGTTGAGAAGGTCAAAGACATTAAGGTGTCTAAGCTGGAGATCGTAGCCATCGTGCGCGATTGGTCACGCCGGGACGCTGCTATCAAGCAGGGATACCCAGACTCCCCAATAAAGACGATCCCGGTGCAGCTGTGGCCATTTGAGGTGCGCCAGAAGTTTATCGAGGACCGCATCACAGAGCACTCCAACGCCTTGTTCGAGCTCGAGACAGGCGAGGAGCTCCCGCATTGCACACCGGAAGAGATGTGGGAAAAGAAAACGACCTATGCGGTCAAGAAGATTGGTGGAGTTAAGGCGCGCAACGTCTGCCCCACCGAGGAAGAGGCGACAGCCAAGATCGCCGAGTATGGTGCGGGCTATGAGATAGAGGTGCGCAAGGGCGAGAGAACTCGCTGTGCAAACTTCTGCCAGGTCCGTGATTTTTGTTCTCAATGGAGAGAGTATGAGCTTTTACAACAGCGCACCAGCTGATTGCCAGGCCATTTGGCGCAAACACGGATGGCAACCGCCAACCGAATACCGGGCAGACTACAGGTTCTCACACAAGCATGGAACCAAACTGGACGGAGAACCCAAACTTAAAACTGGACCGAAAGGCCCACACAAAAGGAAGAAGCATGATTAACTTAGAACTGACCAAGGCAGAAGCACTCTTGTACATGGAGCTGCTCAAACACAACACCGAAGAAATGCTCGAGCAGATTTTCCAGAGCCTGGATGAGGTGGTGACCGGCGAAGAGATGGAAAAAGCCGCTAGAAAAAACTACGTGACCAACCTCGAGAACGAAGTCAAGAGCCTGCGCACCCAGCTCGATGCAAAGAATCTGGCCTCAGCATCCAACGTAGTCCAAGAAGCACCCTGGGGCCTCAAGAAAGACGGCACACCCAAGAAGCGCATAGGCCGCCCAGCGAAGGTTTGATTATGGGTGACTTGATCTCAATAGCTATTCCCATGTGGTTCGTTGCCGCATGGATCACGCACATCATTGTGTGCATTAAGGCTGCTGCTTGGGGTTTCTTGATCGCTGGGGCACTCGTGTTCCCGGTGGCTTGGATTCACGGCACAGGCATTTGGTTTGGGTGGTGGTAATGGAAAACACATACACATTTAATGGCGAGCCGATTGATACATCCGAGTTGTTGTTTCGGCCCAACCTCACTTTCCCAAAGCAAAACTACAGCCTCACGTTTCATCGTGCTGGTGACAACGGGTTTATTGCGGAAGAGGTCGGACGCTTGGACTTCAATGGTCCAGCCATGGTCTTCGAAGGCAACGCAGAAGAGAGCGCAAAGGTCTTTATCGATTGGATTGCCAAAGCATTTGAAGGAAGGCTGAAAGAAGAGTACCAGCGCGGATATGAAGATTGTTTAACAGACGAGGGCATGAGATGAAGACAATGCCAGACCTACCAGGCGATCTTAGAGAGTCTCTTTTATGGGCGGTGCAGGACTTGATTAAAGCTGCACAGCGGATCGAAGAGATACTTTGTTTAACAGAAGAGGAAGAAGAAAATGAGCGTTCATAAAAAACTGATGCAGGCTCGCATCAAGCTGCAAGGCATCGAGCTGAAGAAGTCAGGCCACAACAAGTTTGCCGGCTACAACTACTTTGAGCTGGGTGACTTCCTGCCCCACATCCAACAGATCTTTTACGATGTTGGCTTGTGTGGCGTGGTGACGTACAACAACGAGTTTGCCCAGCTGTGCATCACCGACACAGAAGATGGCACAGTCATCGTCATCACTTCCCCCATGGCAGAGGCCAACCTCAAGGGCACATACCCCATTCAGAACCTGGGCGCCGTTGAAACCTACCAACGGAGGTACCTGTGGATGACTGCCATGGAGATTGTTGAGCACGACATCCTGGACGCCAGCGAGCCCGTAAAGGAAGCTCCAAAGCCGGAACCAAAGGCCGAACCCAAGTACGAAGAGGTGGCCAAGCCTGTGCCTAAGCTTAAGCCCCTGCCGATCCCTCCAGTCCCCAAGAGTGACATGAAGCCTTGGGAGATCAGAATCGAGGCCGAAGCCGAGTGGGCTGAAGCTGTGATGACTGCAACCAACATTGCGATCCAGTCCGCTCAGTCCGCAGAAGATGTTCAGTCAATCTTCAAGACCAATCGCGCAACCTACGACAAGCTGAAGGCCGAGTACTCAAGCATGTACGATGACCTGCTGTCCGTTTTTAAACAAGCAAAAGAATCTTTCTAAGGAGCAACAATGGAATATCCGAATCGCGGCACTCTCTGGGCCAACAAGTACAAGAAAAAAGACATACAGCCCGACATGACCGGCGACATCAAGATCGAACTTGATCTGATCCGCGACATGCTGGATAACGCAGAGTCAGACCACGTCGTCATCAAGCTCGATGCCTGGCTGGGTAAGCACACCGACGGCAACCGCAAGGTCAGCCTGAAGGTCAACACCTACAAGGCAGCCCCATCAGCAGGACCAATGAAGGACCCATGGGATGAGTGACAACACCATTCAGTTTGAGAGTATCAAGGCAGGGCTGAAGCAGTCGAAAGACGGCTACATCCTGACCCTTGCGGTGCACCCAGACGAGTTACCCGACGCCCTCATGCGCGACTTTGTTGGCTCGCGTTACGTCGTCGTGATGGTTCGCTTGGGTGATGACGAACAACCCATGAATCGTGAAGGTGAGTTTCCAGGCGATCACGCCGTGAAGACCGCCGGCATCTTGTGCCGTGACCCAAACTTCTGGGAGTGGCTGCACGCCAAGGAATGGCTCATGGAAAAGAACGAGAAAGCTTGCGCTGAATGGGTCTGCTCCTACTTAGACATTGAGTCCCGCAAAGAACTCAAGACCAATGTCGAGGCGCGAGAGCTGTTTAACCAACTGAAAGCAAGCTTTTATGCTTGGAATAAACAATGAAAAACCTAGTACCTTACAGTGTGTACTTGCCCGTCGAGTACCACCAGAAGATCAAAGAACTAGCCAAGCAACGAAAGGCGTCGAGCACCGTTCGGGATGCGATCTGCATGATCCTGGACGGCAACGATAGCTTCAAGGCTGGCTACAACAAGGCGCTCAAGGACGTCATCAAAGTTATTGATTCAACCAAAGAGATCGAGCACATCGCCGTTCGCGGCAAGTACTTGAACGACATGTTGGCTGATCAGATCAAACAACTGGCAGACTGATATGGACGCATCACAGAAATTGGCCGTCGAAATCTACAAGACGATTGCTGAATCTGGCGAGCTCGATGTGGGGGTCGTAATGGCCGCCCTCGGGGTTGTCATGTCATCGATCATCGTAGAGATCGGTATGCCAGAAGAGAAGGCGGTGTACGCATTCCGCAAGTCCTTGGCAGCCGCTGAGCGACGTGCAAAGAATCTCACACCAATTCCAAAGGTACATTGATGGAAGACCATGAACGAAACCTCAGAGACCTCGCCGCTATCTTTGCCATGGCTGCATTTATTGTTAGAAATAAGCAAGCAGACCCAACATCAACAGCTAAGACCGCCTACATATTTGCAGACGAACTCTTGGCGGAAAGAAAGGAAGATCATGCCGAGGAAGGAATTGCAGCCATCAAAAAACGCAGAGTTAAACCTGCCTCTGAATAGAATCTACGGCCGCCGCTACTGCGGTAACTGCGAGTATTCCAAGCCACTTGAGACGGGTAAGGTTGTCGACCAACGCGCCGATCGCTGGCTCTGCAAAGATTGCTTGGAGGCTCGCAATGTACCGAAACAAGAAACTACTTGAGTCGGTCCGTGTCTTGCCGTGCCAGCACTGTGGGGTCAGCAATGGAACCATAGTCGCTGCGCACTCCAACCAGCTCAGGGATGGCAAAGGACGGGGCCTCAAGGCGCACGATTACAGGATCGCTGCCTTGTGCTTCACCTGCCATTCAGACCTCGACCAGGGCGCTCGTATGAGCAAGCAGGAGCGAGTTGAGATGTGGGAGGAAGCCCACCGACGAACAATTGGTGAGCTTTTTGAGCAAAAGGTTATTGGACTGATTTAACCTGTTCGTTGAACTTTTTCATCATGGCAGTTTTGCGATCTTTCATTTTCTGGATTACTTCTTTAGGCCGATCTTTCTCTTGAGCAAGTTTTATCTCCTTGTTCAATTGAGAGATCTGGTTCTCTAAATAGTTAGCCCGTCCATAAAGCCTCCACTCTGGGTTATCGGCTTTGTATTCAGCAGTAGGTTCTTTGTTTTTGATCAGCTGTTTGATCTCATTCTCGTGCTTTGCCAAACGGGTTACGTTTTCATAAAAGTTTGCTGAGATTGCCGCAGGTGAATTAGTCTCCCCCAAGAACTTACCAACCACAGGAACTTTGTACGTTGGCACTTCGCCCGTCTCGCCAGAGGCTACCGCGCCAACATACTGAGCTGCTTTCATTGCTTCGCGGCCGGCACCACCAGTTGCCTGACCAATCAAATAATCAACTTCATCAGCAGTTGGGCTGATTGCGCCTTTGGTGTATTTTGTTCCAGCTGGTGACGATACATAGTTCAAAAACTCGGCAATGAATTGACCAACAGCGCTGGCACTTTCGCGTGAACGCATGTAGCCCGGAGTTGGATTGGTAGAACGATCTTCTTTGTAGATTGGGCGACCAAACGCATCCTTGTTTGCGGAGAGTGCTGCAAAAGGATCTGCCACAGTGGGCATGGCCATTTGCCACAAACTTCCAGAGCCAAATGGGTTGAACGAGTCCACAGTCATTGAGAAAACGTCCGAAACCAAATCTCCAACATTTTTCTTGCTGGTGATGACGCCGGTTTGGCCCATGATGAACTCAGTTACAAGGCGGCCAATTCCTGGGAAGATGCTGTAACCCAAAGGCATTGGGAACACTTTGTAAGTGCCGTCGCCTGTTGGGAAAATGAAGTTCTTTGCCTTGATAAACTCAGGAGGATCATCATCATCGAACCCAGCCATAGCCATAGCAATCGCTTGCATAACACCAACTATTACGCCGCCAACCATGATCTTGCGACCAGCTGGGCCAGCGAGTGTGCGGCCGACCTTCAATCCACCCTGTACAGATGCGTTAAAGAAAGCGTACAAAGCCTGAATCCACTTGCTGGATGCGCCCTTGCGGTTGAAGTTTACAGTCAAGTCTTTGGCAATTGCAGCACCCTCTTGCTCGCTCAAACCAAGGCCACCTTGTGAAACAGGCTTGGTTGCAATATCAAAAGCAGCAACGCGGATGGCGTTTTCCATGGTGTCGTTGTAGTCCGACAACCAACCAAATACGCTATCAGCCAGCTGTCTAGCATTACCACGATCAAGCTTGGCAAGCTCTCTCTCAATAATGGTTAACTTGTTTTGTCCTTTGCTGAACTGATCTTTAAATCCAGTCTTACCACCGGCAAGCCTGTATCTGTTGTAAACATCCACCCAATATGAACTGGGCGATGCGCCCTTACGAGTTGCACGCAGCTCTTTGTATATGGCAGCCATGGCAGGGAAGGTGCCTTTTAGCAACTCCGCTTGTTTGCCAGCAAGAGGTGTGTTTGTCAGGTTGAGTGTGGCAGAGCCAACGTCACGCAAGAAGTTCCATGCGCCAAACACTGGGTTGTATTGGGTGTTAACAGAAGCAAGCCAGCGGGTTACGCTGCCAACAATTCCCAGCACCTCGCCCAATTGCTCAGTCTCTAAGTTGTTCTTAATGGTCTTGGCCATGCGCAAAGCGCGTGGGTCGTTGCCATTAAAGAAAACGTAGCGGTCTTTTCCGTTGATGCGAGTAACAAACACGTTATCGCTGTTACGCATTTGAGGATTGACTTGGTATCTGACGAGGCCAGTCTTGGGATCAATGCTTGGAGTCTTGGGCTCTTGGAACAAACTCAACGCATCAGAAGGGTTCAGACCAAGTTTGATTAACTCCTCTTCAAGCTTTTTCTTGTTCTTGATTGCGTCAGGGTTTACGGCCATCCAAAATCCGGGGTTTGGATTGGCAATTGCCAGGCCGTACAAAGCTTTTCCGACGCGAGCTGCTTCAGAATTGAT